AAAATAGAAAGTTTAGTTAGTCGTATTACAGGTTTTGCAGATATGATACAGCTTACGCATTTAAAGCTGCAGCAAGTATTATCACGTATGGTTCCAGATGGTGTTTACTTAGACGCTGATGGTTTAGCTGAAGTTGACTTAGGCAATGGTACAAACTATAATCCACAGGAAGCTTTAAACATGTTCTTCCAAACAGGTAGTGTTATTGGTAGATCATTTACGAGTGAAGGTGATATGAACCCTGGTAAAGTACCTATTCAAGAAATAACAAGTGGTAGTGGTGGTAGCAAAATGCAAGCTCTTATAGGTAATTACAATTATTATCTACAAATGATTAGAGATACTACCGGGCTTAACGAAGCTAGAGATGGTAGTATGCCAGATAAAAATGCTTTAGTTGGTGTGCAAAAATTAGCAGCAGCTAATAGTAACACAGCAACAAGACATATACTACAAGCTGGTTTATTTTTAACGGCTGATATAGCAGAACAATTATCACTTAGAATATCTGATATTATAGAATACTCACCAACTAAAGATGCTTTTATACATAGTATAGGTGTTCACAATGTTGCTACGTTAGAAGAAATGTCAGAACTACATTTATATGACTTTGGTATATTTATAGAGCTTTTACCAGATGAAGAAGAAAAAGCTATATTAGAAAATAATATACAAATGGCTTTGCAGCAACAAACTATAGATTTAGAAGATGCTATTGATCTTAGAGAAATAAGAAACGTTAAATTAGCTAATCAAGTTTTAAAAATACGCAGAAAAAGAAAAATTGCTAAAGATCAGCAAATGCAACAAGAGAATATGGCTATGCAGTCACAAGCTAATCAGGCCGCAACACAAGCAGCAGCACAAGCTGAAATACAAAAAAATCAAGCTATTAATGATGGTAAGGCCCAACTAGAACAAGTTAAAGCACAACTTGATTCTCAACGTATGATGCAAGAGGTTGAGCATAAAAAAGAGTTAATGCAATTAGAGTTTCAAATGAATATGCAACTTAAAGGCATGGAAGTAGAAAATAAAAAAGCTATAGAAAAAGAAAAAGAAGATCGTAAAGACGAAAGAACTAGGATTCAAGCTACACAACAAAGCGAAATGATTGATCAAAGAAATGCTGGTAAACCACCTAAAAACTTTGAGTCTGCAGGTAATGATATACTAGGAGGTGGTTTTGATTTAGGTGTATTTGATCCTAAATAAATTTATTAATTATTATTATATTATATTATGGAAGAAAATAAAGAAAACGTAGCTGAAGAGGCTACACAAGAAAACGTTACTAAAGTTGACGTTAACAAAGAAGTTCAAGTAGATGATAACATCACTAAAATAGATTTAAGTAAACCAATAAACCAAGAAGAAAATGAAACTAAAGAAGATAACGCTGACGACAGCAGAGTGGCTACAGAGCCTGAAAATGCCGAGCCCACACAAGAACAAAAAGAAATACAACCGGAAGCAGAAACACAAGAACAAGCGCCAGTATTAGAAGAGATAACTGAAGAAACAACTGAAGAAGAAGTTGCTAAAGTTGAAGAGCAAGTTGAAGAAGCTGTTGCTAAAGCGGAAGCTACTGGAAAACCATTACCAGAAAATATACAAAAGTTAGTAGACTTTATGGAAGAAACTGGTGGTGATATAAACGATTACGTAAAACTTAATCAAGATTATAGTAAGTTAAATGATAATGATGTTATATTTGAGTATTACAAACAAACAAAACCACATTTAACTAATGATGAAATAAATTTCTTAATGGAAGATACTTTTAAAGTAGACGAAGAAGAAGATACTGATAGAGAAATAAAAAGAAAAAAACTAGCGTTTAAAGAGCAAGTTGCCAGCGCTAGACGCCATTTGGACGGGCAAAAGTCCAAGTACTATGAAGAAATCAAAGCTGGTTCAAAGCTTACACCTGAACAACAAAAAGCTTGGGATTTTTTTAATAGATACAACAAAGAGTCTGAAGAAAATAAAAAAATAGCAGAAAAACAAAAATCTACTTTTTTAAATAAAACAGATAACGTCTTTAATAGTAATTTTAAAGGCTTTGATTATGACGTTGGTGATAAGAAATATAGGTTTAATATTAAAAATGTAGACGAGGTTAAAACAACTCAAAGCGATATTAATAATTTTATAAGAAAGTTTCTTGATAAAAACAATATGATATCTGATGCTAAGAGTTATCATAAATCTTTATATACTGCTATGAACGCTGATGCTATTGCTAAACATTTTTATGAGCAAGGTAAAGCCGATGCTATGAGAGATAGTATAGCTAAATCTAAAAACATAGATATGAATCCAAGGCAAAACTTAGGAAATGTTAATGCTGGTGGATTAAAAGTAAGAGTGTTAGGTGAAAATTCTTCTGATTTTAAATTTAAAATTAAAAATAGAAAATAACATTTAAAAAATTATAATTATGGCAATTACTCCAGGAGGTAGTTTAAATAGTGTTGTAGCTCCACAGCAACAAACACTAGCTTCAAACTACATCGATTTTACAAGCGCTGATACCGCAGGTTGGGCGCAACAATATTTACCAGATCTTATGGAGAAAGAAGCTGAAGTATTCGGTAACAGAACTATTTCAGGTTTTCTTTCACAAGTAGGAGCTGAAGAAGCGATGACTGCTGATCAAGTTATTTGGTCTGAGCAAGGTCGTTTACATTTATCTTACAAAGGTACTGTAGCTACACAAGGTGATACTAACGGTACTTTTACTGTTACTACTGATATAGATGGTAACGCATTAACAACTACTCATGGTATTAGAGTAAACGATATCGTACTTATTGCTAGTGCTGGTATTGTTACTAAGTGTTTAGTAGTAGAAACTCCAGAATCTGATATTGTATCAGTTGAACCTTATGACAAAGCTGATTTAAGTGGCCATGCTACAACTGCTAGTGGATCAACTTTATTAGTTATTGGTTCTGAGTTTGGTAAAGGTCAGTCTTACTCTGATTTTACTGGTACTCACAACTCTGATAGAAGAACAGCTATAGAGCCTACGTTTAAATCTTTCACTAACAAACCAATTATATTAAAAGATTACTATGAGATCTCTGGATCTGATGCTTCTCAAATTGGTTGGGTTGAAATTTCTGGTGAAGAAGGTCAAAACGGTTACTTATGGTACTTAAAAGCTGAAGGTGATACTAGAGCACGTTTTACCGATTACTTAGAAATGGCTATGTTAGAAGGTGAATTAACAGTTGCTGCTTCTGCTATTGGTTTCGCTGATAAGCAAATTAGAGGTTCTGCTGATTCAGGTGCTGGTGGTAACGGTACTGAAGGTTTATTCGCTGCTATTGAGTCAAGAGGTAATATTACTTCTGGTGTTACTGGTGTTAATCCAGCTACTGATTTAGCTGAGTTCGATGCTATCTTAGCTGAGTTTGATAAGCAAGGTGCTATTGAGGAAAACATGTTATTCGTAAACAGAGCTACTAGTTTAGCAATGGATGATATGTTAGCTTCTATGAACTCTTACGGAGCTGGTGGTACTTCTTACGGAGTATTTGATAACTCTGAAGATATGGCATTAAATTTAGGTTTCTCTGGTTTCAGAAGAGGTTCTTATGACTTCTATAAGTCTGACTTCAGATACTTAAACGATAAAGCTACAAGAGGTGGTATTAATGACGTTGCTGGTAGCGCTGCTATTAGAGGGGTTATTATTCCAGCTGGTGTATCTTCAGTTTATGATCAACAACTAGGAAAGAACCTAAAGCGTCCTTTCTTACACGTTAGATATAGAGCTTCACAAACTGATGACAGAAGAATGAAGACTTGGGTTACTGGTTCTGTTGGTGCTGCTACATCTGCGTTAGATGCAATGCAAAATCACTCAAGGTGCTAACAACTTTATGTTAATGAAGTAAATCATTATTAAGTCGAGGCTTCGGCCTCGGCTTTTTTACTAATTTTATTATATATTATATTATGGCAAAAAAAACAAAAAACGAAGAGGTAGAGGTACCTGTTGTTGAAACACCAGTTGTTGAAACACCAAAACCTAAAAGAGTTGAAAAGAAAAACAAAGTTTTAAACGACGGTTGGGAATTAAAACATAGAATATATAGATTAAAAGGTGAGAAAAAACCTTTATCAAGATCTATAAAATCTGCAAACATACATTGGTTTGACGAAGAAAAAGGTTATGAAAGAGAACTTAAATATTGTCAAAATCAAAAAACTTGTTTTGTAGATGAAATGAAAGGTGATCAAAGACTTGAGCATATTGTTTTTAGAAACGGTATGTTAATAGTAGAAAAAGAAAAAGTAGTTTTACAAAAACTATTATCTTTATACCACCCTCATAGAGACGTGATATTTTACGAAGAAAAACCAGCTAAAAAAGCAAGTAGTGAAATAGCTTGGTTAGAAATGGAAATACAAGCATTAAACGCTGCTAAAGATATTGATATTGATATGGCTGAAGCGATTATGCGTGTAGAAGTTGGTTCTAAGGTATCAGAGATGAGTTCTAAAGAACTTAGAAGAGATTTGTTGTTATACGCTAAAAGAAATCCATTGTTGTTCTTAGAGCTTGTTAATGATGATAATGTTCAGCTTAGAAACTTTGGTATTAAAGCTACAGAGATGGGAATAATAAAATTATCTTCTGATCAAAGAACTTTTATGTGGGGTTCTAACGATAGAAAGTTAATGAACGTTCCTTTTGATGAGCACCCATACTCAGCTTTAGCCGCTTGGTTTAAAACTGATGAAGGTATGGAAGTATATTCAAATATAGAAAAAAGATTAAACTAATCATTTATGGTTACCCTTCGGGGTAACCTTTTTAAAAATTTAATATGGATAGAAATTTAAGAAATTATAATCAAAGATCTAGAGGTTTAGGCGATACCATAGCAAAGTTTACTCATGCTACTGGTATTCATAGTTTAGCACAAATAGGTGCTAGAGCGGTAGGTAAAAAAGATTGTGGATGTAAAAAAAGACAAGAAGCTTTAAACAAAGCTTTCCCATATAAAAACAAGTAATATGATATTTATAGATACTGTACATCAAAGAGTTTTAGCTTTAGCTAATAAAGAAAATAGAGGTTATATAACTCCTTTAGAGTTTAATCTTATGGCTAATCAAGCTCAGATGGCTATATTCGAACAATATTTTTATGATTTAAATCAATTTAAAAGAGATCCTAACAACCTAACAGATGTAGGTAGTTTTTCAGATTTACCAGAAATGATAAGAATGAAGCTACGACCATTTACTGGTTATGGTGTTCCAACAGCAGACACATATCAAGTAGGTAAAATATTTTATGAACCTAACAACAACACGTTAACAGCTCTTGAGGCTAGAAAAGTTGATGATAACGAAGCTAGATTTCTTTTAACATCTGCTTTTCATAGAAGAGGTTTAAGAAGACATCCTATTTATATAGAAAGAGGTGGTGAGTTTATAGTATATAACCATGAGGGTCCGCAAACAGGTGGGGTTTTTGCTGAAGTAATTAGAAGACCTAATAGAGCGGAGTGGGGCTATAATGTTGTTGCTGAAAAAGCTTTATATAACGCTAGCTCTTCTACTGACTTTGAGCTTCATGAGTCAGAAGAAAATAATCTTGTTATGCGTATATTAGGTTTAGCAGGTGTAATTATAAATAAACCAGAGCTAGTAGCTATATCAGCACAAACAGATTCAAAAGATATTCAACAACAAAAAATGTAAATAAATGACTAATTATTATAATAGATTTTCTCCTAGACCAATTAATACAAATTTTGATAGTAAGTACGCTGGCGATTTTGGAGCATATCAATACGTAAACATGGAAGATGTTATTGATAACTTTATGGCTACTTATGTCGGAGAAGGTAAATTATTAGAAAGAACTTTACGTGCTGATGCTAGTTTTCACGGTCATAGAGCTTTACAAGAATTATCTTATGATACATTAAGATCTCATAAGTCGCAAGAGATAGAAATACCACCATCGTTATCCATGGTTTTACCTCATGATTATGTTAACTATGTTAAGTTAACATTTAGTGATGATTCAGGTATAGAGCATATTATTTATCCTACTGATAAAACATCAAACCCTACTGCAATAAAACAAAACGATGACGGTGATTATAGAATTACGGCTACGGCTACAGTAACAGAAGGATCTGCAGAAATAGTTTTAAATGAACAAAGACCAGATATAAGATATGGTATGTCTGTTCAAAGTGAAGGTACTTTAGATAATTCTGATTGTACTGTTCACGAGATAGAATATGGTACTTCTACAACTACTATAACTTTAGCTGAAGCAGGTGACACAACTGTTTGCCAATGTCTTTGGGGTACTGGAGCTTCAACAAACTCACAAGCAACTTTTCATTTTAATTATAAATTTTTAATTCTACAGCAAGAAGAAACACCAGTACTTTTAGAAGGTACATCATGGCCTGGTAGTAACGCAAATAGACCTAATGCTAGAGAAATAGTAATTACAGCTGCTAGCGCTGAAGATGCTGCTAAAGTAAAAGTAGGTATGATAGCTACAAATGAAAATTTACCTACAGACAATAGAGTTCATAGTGTACAAGGTGATAAAATAATATTAACTACAAATCAAGTTATAACTGCAGCAACAGGACAAGATGTAGTTTTTTATAGCTCAAACACAAATTCAGATACTAGCTCAAGATATAAATCTCATACTCCTTCAGAAAACAACAACGATGATTATGAAGATGATACGTATTGGCCTAATCACGGTGAAAGATATGGATTAGAACCTTCGCACGCTCAAATAAACGGTAGCTTTTATATAGACTATAAAGGTGGAAAAATACATTTTAGCTCTAATTTATCTGGAAAAACTGTGATACTTAAGTATATAAGCGACGGTATTGACACTTCTGATTTTACAAGTATGTTAATACCTAAACTAGCAGAAGAAGCAATTTACAAATGGATGGCTTATGGTTGTGCTTCAGCTAGAACAGATTTGCCAGAGTACATAATAAGAAGATTAAAAAAAGAACGATTTGCTGAAACTAGAAAAGCAAAACTAAGATTATCTAACATTAAACTAGAAGAAATAAGCCAAATATTAAGAGGTAAGTCAAAACAAATTAAACACTAATAAAATATGCCGGATCTTAATCATAGATTTTCATCAGGTAAAATGAACAAAGACCTTGATGAAAGGTTAGTGCCTAATGGTGAATATAGAGATGCTTTAAACGTAGAGGTTGCTACTTCTGAAGGATCTGACATGGGTACTGTGCAAACTCTTAAAGGTAATACGAATGCTTCAGCAATACTAGAAACAATTGATCCTAATGGTAATGAAAACTTTTATTGCGTAGGTAGTATTGTAAACGAAAAAAACGATAAAATATATTGGTTAGTATCTGGTGTTACAAAAGATTTAATTGTTGAATATGATTATACAACAAAAACTACTGTACCTGTCGTTGTAGATATATTTACAGCAGGTGTTTTACCAGGTAATGATAGTGGTAGAGCTTTAAACTTTGATAGATCATTGTTTATTACTGGTATAAATATTATAGATGATTTGTTGTTTTGGACAGACAATTACACAGAGCCAAAAAGAATACATATAGAAAGATGTAAATTAGGTTCTGTTGATTTTAATACGCAAACTCAGTTTTATGTAAGAGATGCAGCTGATATAAATCCAAATAATGAATACATACCTATAGGTCCTATTATACAAGAACATATTACTGTTATAAGAAAAGGACCTCCTAATGCTCCAGTTCTGGAGATGAGAAATACATTAAGACAAGAAACGGATGCAAGTACAACATACGGTAGTTTTATACCTGAAGCTTTTTTGCAAATATTTGGACAAATAGATTTAAGCGCTGCTACAAACCAAGATCCTTTTATAGATAGTGATGGTAATTTAATAACTGATACTACTGTAGTTATTGATTTTGCTCCTTATGCTTTAACTGGTCAATATCCAGACTTTCATAACGGTGATTATATAAGAATATATCCTGGCGAAGGAGAACCAGAAGGTGATGATTATATTAGAGCTCAAATAGTAAATGGTATTGATCATTCTGTAGGTTGGAATGGTACTGTTGAAATACAAATTTTAGCTGGTACACGTATACATTCTGACGATAACATGTATTATGTAATGTTAGAAGACGGCGAAACTTTATTTAAGTTTAAATTTCCAAGATTTGGTTTAAGATATAAATATGAAGATGGTGAGTACTCTGCTTTTTCACCTTTTTCACAAGTAGCATTTTTACCAACTAATTTTGATTATAGACATAAAGAAGGTTATAACTTAGGTATGGTTAATAACTTAAGATTTTTAGCTATAAAAGATTTTGTTCATGGTAGACAAATACCAGACGATGTTATATCTATCGATATACTTTACAAAGAATCTAACTCTCCACTTGTTTATACTGTAAAAACAGTTAAAAGATTTACTAATGACTGGAAGCCTGGTTGGGCGCCTGGTCAAGTTGCACCTAATGATTCAATACAAAGATACAGTGAGTGGAACGCAATAGGTCCTAATCAAGGGCCAGGTACAGATGCTGGTGTAAACAACATTTCTTCTAACCAACGAACTAGAGGTTGGACCAGAATAACATCAGAAATGATACACGCTGTTTTACCTGCTAATCAACTATTAAGACCTTGGGATAATGTACCAAGAGTTGCTTTAGCACAAGAAGTTACTGGTAATAGAATAGTATACGCTAATTATTTACAAAACTTTAATTTATTTAACACGCAAAGCACAGTGTCTTCTGCTCTTCTTAGTTCTTCAGAACACAATTACGGTGAACTAGAAGCTAGTAAAGACATAGATATTGATATAAAAATAGGTTATAAAGCTAAAAAAATAAATGAAACTATACTTTTACCTGAACAAAAAAATGCTTATTTAGAAAGTGGTGATAGTAGTAGTTATAATCCTGCTAAATCAATTAAAACACTAAGAACGTATCAATTAGGAGTTGTTTATATAGATGAGTTTGGTAGAGAAACACCTGTTTTTTCTGACAATAAAAAAGGTGAAAATACAGTATATTTAGAAAAAGATGTAGCTAATAGATCTAATTATTTAACAGGTCAACTATTTAATATAGCTCCTGAGTGGGCTAAATATTTTAAGTTTTTCATAAAAGAAACTTCAGGTGAATATTATAATTTAGCAATGGATCGTTGGTACGATGCTGCAGATGGTAACATATGGTTATCTTTTGCATCATCAGAAAGAAACAAAGTTGACGAAGAAACATTTTTAATACTTAAAAAAGCCCATGATAGCGACAGAGCTATATATGAAGATCCAGCTGCAGATAATTATCAAGGTTTTGTAAAAACAAAAGCTAGATATAAAATAATAGCAATATCTAACGAAGCGCCTATATTTGTAAAAACAACTAAAACAAATAAACCAACTTTTTTAGATAATAGTGGTGATCTTATAGCAACAGCTAGTGGTGTTGGTTTTCCTCAAGTAGGTACTAATAATATTTATATAGATAGAACTAATGCTGATGCGCAAGGTTGGGGTAGTATATTAGGTGTAGCTGAAGACGCAGAACGTGTAGATATATCAAAGTTTGAGCTTAGAATAAAAGGTCCTGAAGGAATTAGTGCTTGGTATAAAATTAAAAACGTTTCACTTGTAAATATCGGTAGTGGTTTTTATAATATAGTTGTACAAAAATTATTTAAAGCAGATATAGAAGTATTATCTTTAGACGGTCAATACACTAGCTATACTGGTGGTGGTGAAATAGAATTAGTAGAAAATATTGTTGAAAACAAACCAGAGTTTGATGGTAGATTTTTTGTTAAAATTAAAAAAGATATAAATCTTATAGAAAATATAATACAAGAGTCTAGTCAATCAAAAAACTATGTAGTTTCACAAGCTTTACAATCACAATATATTAATCCAGATTCTGTAGATTCAGGTGGTAATAGTCAAGCTTTTAATGAAGAGTGGTATAATATACCTGGTAGCTCAGGTGGTGTATTAGACCTTCACGAAATATCTGTTTCTGAAGAAAATGATATAACATACTTTAGCCCAGGTGATCAAGGTGTAGGTGAAGAATATTGGGATAAAGCTAGTAGATCAGAAGCGGCTTCTACAGAAACTAATGCAGATTCTAATGGTTGGTTTATAGATAAAGTAGAAGGTTTTAGACCTTTTAAATACGTTAATTACTTTTTTGATATTGATGATCAATTTGGTGTTAACGATAGAACTCATATAGATGGAACTTCAGATATCCACAATCATATGACTCTTGGTGGTGTAACTACACAACATGATTATTTTGGACAATACGAAGATAGAGGAGGTTTACAAGTATTAGGCACAAACACGTATGAAAGAGGAAATTTTGATGATTACTTATTACAGTTTACTAATGGTAACATGCCTGTTTATAGACCACAACTTTATACGGATGGAACACCTATTGGTATTGGAAATTACAGTCCTGGAGTTACTGGTAAAGAAATAATAAGCGAATTAAGAAATGCTCCGGGTACTCAAAACGGTAAAATTGTACCTTCTGTAGGTATAGATACAGACGATAATATTATACACTTGTCTTATTCTGGTATTGGTGATCAAGGAAATCCAACAGATGTGCCAGAAAATTTATCTGAATTACGCTTAGATTTTTCTGATTATTCAAGTTTTAATCAATACGTTTCTGATCAATTATTTATAAATTCAATATGTACACCTGGTACTATATGGAGATGGAGAGAAGATCCAGATAAAATTCTTTATGTAACTAAAACTCCTAGTTATGATGATATTGATCAAGATGCTCTTGAGTGGGGATATAACACTAGAGATTATATAAATGGCGGTGCTTATTATGGTGTTGCTTTATATAACTACGTAATATTTCAAGATTATTATAGACCAAATACACATGAGGCTGGTGGAGTTACTGCAACGCATTTAAGCTGGGCTTCTCAAGGTTTTCCAGATACATTTGAAGCTGATGACTTTGAGTTTCCAGAAGAAAATCCTTCTGGTAGTGGAAACTGGGTTTTAAGTATGTCTGATAATTCTGGTGTTTCAGTTCCTTCTGCTGGAGCTGGTGCTGCTATAGATCAAATAAGTGAGTTTTTAATGAGTTACGGTACAGCTTGGGCAGATTTTTATCAAAATGCTGATGGTGTTGAACAAGGTGGTGATAATCCTTTAAGATTTGGTAGAACATCTGGTGAGTGGACTTGGAATAACGCGGGTCCTGAAATAGCAGGAAACTGTCATTACTATCATCCGCAAAGAGTTAAAGAGTTTTGGAGAGGTATAGCAAAAAGAAGAAGGTATCAGTTTCATGCTGTAACTTTTGAAGAAGATGGTAGCGCGCCACAAGGCTTAGGTGTTAAAGGTGATTCAAAATATTTACCTACAAATCCAACTGATCTTCCACCGCATTATGATCTTGATACTTCAACGCTTGCAATTACTGTTAAAAGCACAGTGCCAGCAACACCGGCTCCTGGTATACGCTCTGATGGTATGTATTCTGGTTCTGAGCTTTCTAGCGGTGATACAGTTCCTTTCTTTAAAACGGAAGACGAAAATAATATTATTTCTTTAGCACCAGGTACTTGTACTTGGCAAATATTAGAGTCGTATTCTGAGTATGAAGAATTAAATTATTCAAGCTCTAATCCAGCTATATGGGAAACAGAACCAAAAGAACAGGTTGATTTAAATATATATCAAGAAGTAGGGCAGATATATCCAATAGAACTTAACGATGAAACCAACGAGCAGTTTGTTGGGCCAGTGCATCCTAGAACATTTGAATATTATAATAGCTTTGTTAGATGTTATAGACCTAATGCAACGATAAGAGTTCTTGACAGTGATAGTGGTTTATTTAGCAGCAGTGATATAAGAGTGCAAAGAATAGAAGATAATGTACTTTATTTATGTGATGTTGAAGGTGTTGATTTAAACAACGTTATTAACAATCCAACTCTTCCAGTTGAAGGAGATACTTTAGAGTTTATTAGAGCTGATAGAGGTACAACAAGAACTTATGTTATTGCTGTAGACGAAACTACTGGTGCTATAACTTTAGCTAGAGATTTACATAATCATCAAGTTAGATTACCTTGGCATAATTGTTATTCGTTTGGTAATGGTGTTGAGTCTGATAGAATACGTGATGACTTTAATCAAGTTACAATAGATAATGGGCCTAAAGCTTCAGCTACATTAGAAGAACCTTATAAAGAAGAGAGAAGAGGTAGCGGTTTAATTTATTCTGGCATATACAACTCAAGAAGCGGTATAAATAATTTAAATCAGTTTATACAAGCAGAAAAAATTACAAAAGATTTAAATCCTATATACGGTACAATACAAAAACTATATAGTAGAGATACTAACTTAGTAACGTTTTGTGAAGATAAAGTATTTCAAATACTAGCTAATAAAGACGCTTTGTTTAATGCTGATGGTAGTTCTAATGTAACATCAACAGATAGAGTTCTTGGTTTTGCAAAAGACTTTAGAGGTGATTTTGGTATATCTAAAAATCCAGAATCATTTGTTGCTGAGTCTTACAGGATGTATTTTACAGATAAAACAAGAGGTTCTGTTATAAGATTATCTGCAGATGGTATGACACCTATATCTGATTATGGTATGCAAGATTATTTTGCTGACAATTTAAAACATGCTAATAGATTAATAGGTACATTTGACGAAAAGAAACAAGAGTATAATTTAACGTTAGATCATAAAGATTATCCAATACCTATTGATCCTATAGTTATGGCTACAGCCAATGTAGAAATAGAAGCTGAACTAGTAGGTAATGATTATTTTCCTACTAATAGATTAAAAGTCGCTACAAACGTACCTATTATAGCAGGGCAAATAGTGAGAGGTCCAGGTTTACAACCTAACACTGTTGTTACTGGAACAAGTATACAGTTTGGTATTTTATATGTAGAAATAAGTCCTAGACCTGATTTAGCAGATGTATCACCTTTGTTAGGTCCTAGCGTTCTTAATAGCTGGTCTGGTTGGTTTACACCTATTACAATATCTCAACCTTCTTCTTATGCTTCTGTATTTTCAAATACAACTAATGCTTTAGATAGAACTGTATCTTTTTCTGAAAGAGTTAAAGGTTGGGTAAGTTTTAAATCATTTATACCTGAAGGTGGTGTTAGCTTAAACAATACTTATTATACATTTAAAAAAGGTATATTATGGGAGCATCATGCTAACGAAACTAGAAATAATTTTTATAACGATCAATATGACTCTAGCGTTGAAGTGTTATTTAACGATGCGCCTAATATAGTTAAAAGCTTTCAAACACTTAATTACGAAGGTACTCAATCAAGAGTAACTCCTGATATAGAAAATGATGGTGAATATTGGGATAACTATGAAAAAGCTGGTTGGTATGTAGATAACATGATAACAGATTTACAAGAAGCAGGGCAACAAGAGTTTAGAGATAAAGAAAACAAATGGTTTTCGCAAATAAAAGGCGTGACTACGCAATGGTTAGATGACGGTAAAGCTGGTAATATAGATACAAGAGAGTTTTCATATCAAGGTATAGATAATAATTATGAAAAATTTGTTATTGATGGCGGTTATACTTCTTATGATTGTGCGCCTTGTCCTGGTTTTAATGGTGTTTATGGATTACAAACTATTATATTAGGGTTTGAATATACTGATAGTGGTCAAGTTTTTTCAAATAATCGAGAAGAAATATACGATTGGTACTTCCAAAATCCAACAGAAAAATTTGATGACTATTATCACACCGTTACTTTTAATCCATCAGCTCCACCATTCAATACAAACTATCCTAATATATACTTTATAAATGGTGTTGATTATACGGGTGGTTGGTATGCAAGAGCTGGTAATTTATCTCATACTGTAACTCCTTTTAACAACACTTCTACTCTTTCAGCTGGTACTGTTACTTATTTTTACACAGCAGAAGAAGCTATAAATTATTTTATAACCCACTATGGTAATAATTTTTACACTGGCATGAGTTATGCTGATTTTAATAGCGAGGTAATTAGAGTAGGTGGTTTTGGGAGAAGTTATGGCTATATGCAATCAACACTTTGTTCATCAGGCTCAATATGTACTGAAGTACCAGGTAAAGTTGGTGAGCCAGGAGCTGGTCAATATGCTACTTTATCACAATGTGAAAATGACCCAACAAATGATTGTGGTGTAGTAGGTACTTCTTTTGATTGTGATCCTGTGCTTGGTTGTCATGAAATTACAGGTTCTTCAGGACTTTATTCTAGCTGGTGTGAGTGTATACAAAATAGTAGCTGTTGTGCTAATATAGGTGTTGATGTAGTTGGTTTAGATGGTATAGGCGTGGTAAGTAATTCTGCAACTCAATATTATACGGATAACTGCGATTCTAATGCTGTTTATGGTTGTATGGATGTTGATGGTACAAGCACTATAATTAACAGTGTAGATGTAACAGAAGATAGACCTACTGGTTGGACTGGTTCTGCTTCTAATTATAATCCTTTAGCTACAGTACATACTTGTGACTGTACGTATAACACGGCTCCACGTTCTTTTAACTGTTTGTCTGATGGTGTAGGTGGATTTAGCTGTATTGATCCAGGTGATGGTAGTGGTTATTATGCAAGTTTAAATGACTGTATAAACGATCCAAACAGTAATTGTTTAGTAGCAATACCTTGTGATCCAAATATGCCTTATCAATTTACAACATCAGTGTTAGATGCTACAGGGCAAATATTTGCACCAGATCCTTGTGATCCAACAAACTCTGATGGTCAGATTATTCTTGGTATAGATAATTTAGGTCCTAATGCAGCAAATATAACGGTTGAACTATATGAAGATGATGGTTTTGGTGGTTTAGGTAATCTTGTATTTGGTAATCAAACAACACAATATTTTTTAAACGATCTTGTTACTATTCAAAACCTTGTAGCTGGAAATTACGTGTTTAGATTTGAAGATGATAATAATTGTGTTTATACAATGCCTATAACCGTAGGTTGTGATTATACTCAACCACAATCTTGCGATCCTGAAAATTTTGGTACCTTAACTAGCGTTATACAAAACTTTTCTTCTGCTAACTGTAATGTTACCGCTTCTTATACTCAGCAAGGTCAAGCAACTATAACAGTTCCGTTTAACGGTTATGGAACAACAAGTGGAAGCTTTACATTAAATATAAAAGCTTATTCAAATCTTGGTAGTCTTGGTCCAGATATAACTAATCTTGTTTTGTTTAACGGTGTAATTGGTACTGCTAATACTTCACAAAGCTTTAACTTTGGAACTACTGTTACTATTGATGGTATTTTAGCAGTAGCAGCTTCTAACTATTATAATTTTCCAAATGGATTGCAGTTCCAAATTGAAATTACTGATAGTAATAATTGTCGTGCTATAGAAATAATAGAAATACCTTGTAGTGAGCCACAAATACCAGTAACAATTGACTGTAGTTCTCAGGGTTGTTATGATCCAGG